ATTCATTTTTTTAAATTTAATTGTGATCCCCTTTTTTCTAACACCCGGATCTCTTGCCGTTCTTGTAAAAGCAGATTCAACAGTTTTAAATAATTCATGATCAGCTAGACCATCCTGTTTAGCTCTAGATTCAATTAAGCCAACTGCTTCTTGAACAGAAAAGCCGCTATCCCTTAATTGGCATGCGACTTTAAAAAGTGTGTGATTTCTTTCTCCTTCTCTCGATCCTACTGCCAAATAGTCAGTCACCACCATCGGCAGATTTCCATTCATCTCCATCTTCAAATTCATCTTCGTCTTCGTCTTCGTACTCGTCTTCGTCTTCTTCGTCTACTAATTCGTAATCCTCTAATATCGTTTCAGCCATGTTGTTCATATATGAATCAATGACTGTTCTGGTTGCGAAACAGAAAAGCACCCCAGACATTGAAGCAAAAGTCATGTCGAACTCATGTAAGTATCGATCTATTAATGCTTGAAGGTCGTTTGCGAATGCTGTCTGTTGTTGCTTCTCGTCCAAAATACTGAAAAAAAAGGGGGAGATTACCCCCCCCTTCAATCATTCAAACGTATCGTCATCGCCATTAGAAGGTTTTTCATTATAAAACCTTTTAATCTGATTCCTTCTCTTATCATTGTAAGTGTCTATAGTAACATTAGCCCAAACTTTATTGCCGTACATGTTCTTGCATAACTCATCATTAACATCCACTTCCTTACCGTCATCTACACCTGAAACAGCTTTAATAAGACTTTTAAGTTTCCAAACCATGTCATCCCTAAACATCAACAAGCACCAAACAAAGTTACCTGAATTAACCTCTTTTAATTGAAATGTAAGCTTGTCTTCATCTTTCTGTGTAAGTCCAAATTCATGACTTTCTATTACAAACTCGTAATCACCCGGAGCAAGTAGTTCTCTTTTTTTTGTGTGATTACCCTCTTCTTTAGTTATCGTTATTTTTGGCATTATTTTCTTCTAATGTATTTTGTATCTGGTTTATTTTTAATGAGACTTGCTAACCTATTTGAAACCTCTTGGGCCGCCTCTTTACCCGTGAGATTAAATTTTTTCTGATATATTTTTGTTAATTTAGGAATGCTTAGAGAACAGGAATTTAAAAATTCTTCTTGTGATAAATCCATCCTGGCAAACGCAGAAGGGATATCTGAAACACTGGATCCTCCAGAACGACTAGTTACTGTCACCCCGGGGATCTCTTCTCCATTTTTTAGAACAGCTTCAGATACGGTTTTTTTAACTCCAGATATCCAATCTTCTAAAATTTTACATATCTGATATGCTTTACCTTTATCCTCTGCAGTCTTCAATTGCGTAAAATCATAATTTTGCAACTCAGTTTCTGGACTTATTTTTTCTAATGTATTCATGGCTACCTCAGATAAAGCAGGGCACTTAGAATTGTGCTTACACCAAGAACAATAATTATTGGGTTTAAGAATATTGTTTTCTTGGTTGTGTGTGATTTGTTTAATGATTTCCCAAGCTGCAGAGTATGATAGTATGTATACATTCGCCCAGCGTTTCTCGGTGTAAATTTCATGAATTTTAATTTCGGTTGAACCAGACTGCTGCATTCTACCGGCGGCATAATATGCCATTTGTGCTTTGTACTCTCTAACCTGACCCGTTTTAAAATCGCCGATTTGCTTGTCATCGTATAAATCGTTTGTACCAAATGTTATCTCGTTACCACTTTCATCAAATACCTTTACAGTGCCCTCGCACTTTAAGGTGCTCATATCAAAATTGTCCTTAACGTACTTATGCGCCCACTCAACACCCGGCAATTCATCTGCTGACACCGGGGAGGTTACCGGCTGACCGGTAAGCAACTGTTCAAGATGCTCATGTATTCGAGTACCTTTAAGAGTTGCTGGTGAATCCTCCCCAGTACTAGCGTAACCACCGCACTTCACATGTGCGGGTCCACTAGACGGAGGTCTAGTTGGATGATGATGCATGCTCTAGGGCTTTTTTCTTAAAAGCATCTTTCTTGTCTAAAGCTTTTTTTGCGTTAGTATCAGAAACATCTTTCCAAGTTTGACCTTTAGTAATCCATTTTTGTTTAATCATGCAATAGGTCGCTTGTTTCTCCCAACCCTCTAGGTAGTGCGCTAACTGAGCTTTTATAGACACCTCAGTAGTTACAGTTTCTTTTTTCTCAACTCCTTGCGGCAAATCTTCTCCTGCATAAATATAATGACCTAACCCAAACATAGCTAAACCCTTCACTAAGCACCTCATTGTAGTATCACTTATTTGTCTTGAGTTAGGGTTTTGGACCGCATTGTTTCTGTTATCCATCACCGGCAACCACATTTTCCTAAATGCGCCATTAATATAAATCTTCACCCAAACAGTTACCGTGTTATCCGGGTGAATCTCATATGGGTATTTCTTTTTCTCATTATTAGGATCATCAAAATACATAACCTCAAATTGCGTATTTGGAAAATGATCCATTACAATCCCCCATGCAGGTGCCCATGAAAGATAAGTCAAATTCATCTTTTCTTCCGTATGCTTAGTGCAATCAATTTTACTAAGCACATCCCAAACCTCTTTAAACGGGTCTACTTCTTTTTTTGTGTTTTTATCCATTTTTCTAATGTATCTGGTATTCTTAACTGGTCTACTCTAACTGCTTTAACTGTTGGGTAATTCCCGTACTTCTGAGAAAAACTCTTTTTGCTAAATTCATCTTTTGATATCCATCCCATTATGTTGACTACATAATAATCTGATCCTGGACATGTCATAACTGCTACATCTGCTCTCATTGGTTTGCCAAAATACAACTGTCCAGTAGTTGACCACTTAACATCTATCGTGACTCCGTTACAGACCATGTCCACCCCATCATCACCAACCGTGTATCCTTCAGCTTGCAAATCAAGACACAGGAACTTACTCACAGCAACTTCACCAAGGGCACCTTCATAATTAAGTTGAACATCATCTTTTCTACTTACCCGTGCATTACTTGTGCGAGTTCCAAACTTCATCATCTGGCGAGTGATCCCCAAAAACTTTGCACAAAGTATTTCCGCAGGTGATAAAACCATTTTTATCATATTGATTTTTGTAACAACTTGGTGAAGCTGTCTTCATCCAAATAAAATCTCCAAGGATGGTTGTTACGCTTATGAGCAACTACTGAAATTTTACCTTTAGCGTCTCTAATCGCTTGGTCGCATGCATCTGGTATGGAAAGCTTTTCAACATTCTTAACCTCAAACATGATCTTGTCGTCGAGTTCGGCACACACAACATCGGCACCTCCAAGTCCGTTGTATTGAACTCCTCGTTTAGCCGAAACCCATCCTCGATCCTTGAGCCAAGAAACAAACATTCGCTCCCCTCTCTTTCCTTTTTCTCTGGAAAACTTGCCCATAAATTTATTTTAATATTCGATGTAAGACATATATTGTCCTTGTTACCATTTTCCGGGAAATCTTGGTGTTCTTTTTCCCGCAAACACCCAAGTGTTTTTGTCTCTTTTAATAGGAACTTTCATTCGCTCCCCATTTGCCATTCGCATTCTAAAGTTCCTATTGTGAGAAACTCTCACATGTACATGTTCACCGTTTTCTCTTTCGCATAAAATGATTTTGTAATTAGGATAATTATGGCGAACCACAAAAACTTCTTCTAAATCTTTATTTTGCGGAATTGGTTCAACTATTTTTTCGTTTGCAAGATTAAGAATATTCATCATGTGCTTTAAACCTGTTTCAGTATAAACAATCTCACGACCGTCTTTTTGCCAATCATCAGGATAATTAAGAGATTTTTTACGTTCACGAACTAATAACATTCGATTAACTCCTGTTTTCTTAGCTAAAGTTTTTTCCTTTATTAACCCTTCCATTTTTTCAAAAATTTTTGAGGTGTAAGACCTGACTTTCTATACGCTAAAACCATTTTTTTCTCTCTTGAATTAGCATCTATTCTTCCTTCTAAAACCTTGATTTGAATCTTTTTAGACAATTCCTGGCTAAAACTTGCGTGACCTTCAAGATCTTCAAAATTCATTTTAAAGTGCCCCTCCCAGTACAAGCACTGACCTAAGAGGGGCACTGTTTACCCTTACCAACCAACCAAGGTTTCCCCCTCTATCCGCACTCGCGGCAAGGGGGTTCGAGAAATATCCGATTGTCGTCCGTGTATTATTTCTCGAAAATTTGAAACTTTTCACGAATAATAGTTGAATCCACTGGCAACCATTTGCACAACTGTTCAAGACCCCCGCCATGCCAGAAACTAATTGCAGTAGTAATTGTTTCAGAGTTGTACAACCATGCATTAATTTTCCATTTAGTAAATTTGCCATTTTTAATGTAACCTTTTCTTTCTGCATATTTATAATCCAGCGCAGCTTGCCGAATTATTGAACCAATAAATTCAACACATTCATCCATTACCTAGCACCTTCTCAACGCACTCCTCTATAACTTTAGTTACAGTCTTGTTTGTCTCCTTAACTCTTTTTCTTAGCAATTCCATAACTTTAACTGTCGGTCTAAAGCTTACCGGAATATTTCCGTATTTTGTTTTTACTCCCATAATATGTCGTGCTGAAAGACCTTGTACTACGCCCCGTAATACAGGTCAACTCTTTTTAAAAAAAATCATTGCGCTGACATAGCATGTTGCGATATAAATTCGTCTCACAACGAAGTTTTAGGATTTTCCGACCTAAAACACGCACCGCGATAGGGGTGCAAGTCGTGTAATCATTGCCGGCAATGTTTCTACGGAGCTTAACAACCGGGAAAGCGAGTAAAATCGTGGGAGAGGGCAAGTGTATTGGCGCAAAAGGTTATTCCCTCCTTAACCTATAAGCCAACACGGGTGCAAAAAGCGAAAACTTTACACCGAAGGGAACGAGATTACCGGCTCAGATAGGGTAAAAGCTCCGCTTTGCCCAAAGGGAACGGATTTCATATATAAGTATATGAGAATACTTATTCCTAACATAATTACAGAAAAAGAAGCAGAAAAGATTCTAGCTATATCCCCGAATCAAAGCCGCACTATCTGGGATCAACCTCTTATCAACAAAATCCTTTCTACCCTAACAAAACAACTTCCTCCCGATACAGAACCTGTATTAACTAGGAGATCTTATTGGCGAGTAGAAAGAAACTGGAATAATGGTCATAAATGGCACTATGACGGGTGCAAAAAAGAAGGAAATAAGTTCGTTAAGAACCATATGGCTTGGTGCAAATATTCAGCATCTGTCCTATTAACGGACCCATCCGAATATACAGATGGCATCTTTAAATTCGACAATCCACCAGCAGAACATAAAGAAGATCATTACCTTTCAGCTATTCTCTACTCATCTGGTGCGGACAATAACCCTCAAATACATATGGTAGAACCTTATACCGGTAACCGGGCAGTTCTGCTAATGTTCCTCCAAACCAAATGAGAGACTACAAGAAAGAATACGCAAAATATCACTCCAAACCCGCACAAAAGAAGAATAGGGCATCTAGAAATGCCGCTAGAAGGGCAATGGAAAGGGCTGGAATAGTGCGAAAAGGAGATGGTAAAGATATTGACCATAAAAACTCCAATCCTCGCGACAATCGGCGCACTAACCTAAGAGCAATATCCAAATCTTCTAACAGAAGTCGCAAATGACCCATGAAAAACGGGGTAACTCTTATTGAGTTGCTTATTACCCTCTCTATTATTGCAATTCTTGCCGCACTGCTGGTAGCTAATACACCTAAAGCTAAAAGATCAGCAGAAAGAGCATTGTGCTTACAATACCAAAAACAACGGCAAATATCATATTTTGATGTACAGATAGAAACTCGTCCAACTTGCTATGATTGCCACGCATCGGTACCTTGACATTTACCATTAAAAACCCTAATTTAATGACTTCTGCTATTGAGTAGTTACTTTAGCAGTCACAACACGCCGCATTAATCGCTCCGTATTAGTGCGGCATTTTTCTTACTTAAACACAGGTGGAGAAACAAGTCTCTCATTCGCCACACAGACACCTGCTACATTAAAATCAAAATACTCTACAGCTTCATCCCTAGCCATACCATCCCTACCCTGTAATATATCTAAACATTTTAATTTATCATATATCGCAGACCCATTGCAGACCTCTATATAAGCATCCTCAAATCCATCTAAATAGAAAATCTTATTTATTCCCATTCACCCCCTAAAGTGCCGTACCAGCGTAACATTTTATTATTTAAAGGGGTTTATGAATATTATGCCGTAACATTGTTACGCCAAATATTACTTATTCCCATTTACCCCTACTAAGCAACATGCCAATTAACCCGTAATTAGCAACATCCTGGTAGGTATCATCTAAACTTTCATTATTAATCTTCATCTCAGGATCCTGCATCCTCTTATTCAATAAGTGGCGCATCCTGCTCACCTTATCCTGTAGCCGCACCTGTATGCCCATTTCACCAGATATAGCAATATTACTACTGCCATAATCTTGCTGCTTGCGGTCAAATAGCTCAATACACTCTAAAGCTACCTTAATTACTTCTCGCCCCATATCGGTCTGAATGTTTAAACCGTCCTCTATTTGTTTAGCTAGGTCTTTCATAAAATCGTACTACAGTGGCGTTTGCTCAATTTCACGGGAGGTGGAATGAATCGTAGGGGGAGCGATGATAGTAAGTTGTGCCCCCCCCCCCCCCCCCCGGG